ATCTGCATAATTTTCCTTTGTAGGTTGGCCGCTATCTGCGGCAGTCGAAATCCGAATAGTCTAAGCCGCGGTTCATCTCCCGCTGCAGCCGCACCTCTGCCCGCTCGCGCTCAATGCGCTCATGCTCCGGCCAGCACTTCGCGGCCAGTTCGAAGATGATGCCGAAGACGCAATCCTCGATCGACTGCGGATTGTCCATCACCACGTCGTTGTCGAAGTAGACGAGCGCGGCGCCATCGTCGGCCAGGGCTTCGACTTCGACGGCGACCATCGCGCCCCACTTCGGATCGGGCGTGGCCGGAGCCAAGCGGATACGGTAGCGGTGCGACTCGTGGGTGAGGACGCAGCCGTCGGTGATGAGTGTGATATGCGGTTCACCATGGTCGTGGCAAAGGCCCTGCTTGCCGGCACATTGATGCGAAGGTTTGTTCATACACGTTGCCCTGTTTTCTCGATTGCGGCGACAACTTGAGAGACTATGCCAGCATCATCTGCCCTACCGTCGAGGCATGGCAAGCACGACTTGAGTGCAGCCAATAGCTCCGGGGCGGCGGCGATCAATCGAGCATTGGCTTCGCACCGAAGCCGCGCCACGATCGCGTCACCACCGCCAATGCCACCCTTCACCTTGACGATGGTGAAATGATCCGTGATTCTGGCGCCAGAACTTAGGGCTTCGGAATCGCGCCGAACTTCCCACGGTCCCGGAGTGTAAGTGGTGCTCATCCTCACCGCCCCAGCAGCGCCCAGCGGATGAACTCGGTGCCGTGCCCAAGGCTGCGCAGGTAGTGGATCGCGCGAGTGCAGCCATTACGCAGGCTGGTCATCATGCTACGGGCGAGGGTGACGATTTGGGCTAGGGTCATGGCGGCTTCTCCTGTGTGCTTGTTCGATACCTTCAATGTCGGCATTCTGTTCCATCTCTTTACATCCGTCAAGAGAAATATTTGACTTCTGTAAAATCATCAGCTAAGATCATCCCATGAATGCGCAAACAGCCCGTAAACGCAGAGACCGGGAGATGGCTAGGCTAAGACGACTGGGCCTTCGCGATGTGGATATCGCTGTCCGCACCGGGGTGACTCGTGCCAGAGTGGGGCAGATTCTGGGGCCGCGCCGAGTTGCATCGGAGAAAAAGCTCTGATATTCTATGCGCGCCGAAATTGTCACTCGGTGTGAATCACCAGAAGAGCCCGGAAGGGCGGCAAGCAGTCGAGATGCTTCTGGTGTCATCTCGAGTGCGCTAAGGGTGACTCCTTGGCAGGCCGCTCTCCCGGGCTTTGCATTTCCGGTCGCACTCCGGGCGTTACCAAGGGCTAGCCGGCCGCGCGGAAGAATAGGCTACCGAGCTGTTGTGGTTCGGCGGTTGGGGTGGTGCCTCTCGGGAAAGGGGTGCGCTGCGTGGCCGAAGGGGGTCCGACTAAAGATCGGATCACACGCGGTATGAAACACCGAAGACTCTTCCTGTCCCCAATGGGGGTAGGGGGAGTATTTTCCGAAGCTATGGGGGAAAGCTACCCATGAGGCATAGTAACCGTCCTGACCGGCATGCCTACATGAAATTAAGGCAAGAACAAAATCGCGCCCGCGTTGTTAAAGCAGAAGAATGGGCGTGGCCCAGGACAATTGGGTTCCTGCGCAGCTATGAATAACAACCGCGGTACCAGACTTGATCTAACCGATCTACCAGAGGATTGGGCTGACTTCTGCCTGAAGCTAAGGCCAGATCTAAAGCCCTACGAGCTGTGGGAAGAGTTCAGGGATTACTGGATATCAGTTCCAGGACAGCGCGGCCTAAAGCTCGACTGGTACGCGACCTGGCGCAATCGGGTGCGAGCGGTTCCGGTTAAGCAGACATTGCAGGATCAGAAGCCGCGGCCGAGATCGAGCTGGAAGCCATTGCCGCCGCGCAATCCGGATTCGCCGGCGTATCGTGAGTTCTGCGAGTGGAGCCGCAAGTTCAGGGAGCGCGCGGCCTGCGAGCATCCTGATGCTGTGGATAACTTCGTGCGCGCCGGTGCTTTGTCCGAAGCAGATCGGGAATGGATCGAAGAGAGGATAGCGATACAAGAGGAAGGCAATGCGCTACGCGAACCGCAGAGATGAAAACGAGCCCGGCATCGTGGAGGCTCTGCATAAGGTGGGCGCGCAGGTGTTTCATCTGAACGACGAAATAGCGGATCTGGCGGTTAGGTTCAGGAATCAATGGTTTCTGATCGAAGTGAAAGGAGAAAGAGGAAAATTGACGTTTCGGCAATCTACAGCCAGGTCGGTGGTCGGTAACGATGCCCTGCCGGTCGTGAAGACAATCGACGAGGCATTGAAAGTCCTTGGCCAGCGGGCACCTCTCGCGCGGCAGCGCACGCCGTAAGGCGACATGGCGTTAGCGGTCCGGTGCCCGCTCGTTAGGTTTGACTCACATGGCAGGACAAGCTAGGATAATCTCATGGACCGGTTCCACCAGCTCGCCCCGAAACTGTGGCGCCATACGAAGAACCTCACGGGCGACCCCGTATTCGACGAATCCATTGCGCGCTGCACAAACCAGGACATGCGGGCCAAGCTATGGCAGCACATAGGAGGAATGGGTGAGAGCTACGGGTCCAAAACCGGCTACCGAGGGTATTCTGGATATGCGGGCGATGACTGATCCTGAGGACGATGACGACGAGGACGCTGGCCCATCGCCAGCTCCATGGGAATGGGACGGATCCGCGGACGAGGAAGGATGGGTAGGATAAATGCCCAAAGGAACCAGAGTCGCGCGCTGCGTCGAGCACGTCAAGTCAAAGGGGGGCAACGTTAACCCGTATGCCGTGTGCCAGAAATCCACGGGACAGTCGGACTCCACCGGCAAGCCGCTGCATAGCAGCAAAGACAAGAAGAAAAAATCCTGATATATCAGGGACATGAATCTAAGCAAATGGCAGAACGAGGGGCCCCCCCAGGTAATCAAAACCCACTCAAGGCAAGGATATGGGATACAGCACTTGCCTTGACGATGGAAAAGCGCGGCATAACCCGACTGGAGGCTATGTCGTCAGTACAGGAGGCAATGCTAAGCAAGGCTCAGTCTGGAGACATGCCAGCCATCAAGGAATGGCTTGAGCGTGAATCTGGCAAGGTCGCCCAGGCGATGGTCATAGAAGGTGGCGATGAGCCAGTCCGCATACACCTTACATCCAGTCAGGCCCTACAAGCTAAGATACGAGGACTTGTTGCCGTTCCCGGAGTTGTTCAAGGCTTGGGAGAGTCTGGAGAAGGAGCCGAACGGGGCGAGGGAGCTGGCGAAGTCTGACCGCTTCTACCTGCTCGTAAACGTCTTTCGACGGCACGACATGCTACACCCCTGGCTGTACGCCAGGTGCCGCGAGGTGGAGAACTTCCCGGACGGCTACTTGGATCTGTGGGCGCGCGAGCACTACAAGTCAACGATCATCACCTACGCTGGCGGGATCCAGGAGATTCTTAAGAATCCTGAGATAACGATAGGGATCTTCAGTCACACCTCTCCGATCGCCAAGGGATTCCTGCGCCAGATCAAGCGGGAACTAGAGACCAACGAGGTCCTGAAGCAGCTCTTCCCTGACATCCTGTACGAGAACCCGTGGAAAGATGCGCCCAACTGGAGCTTAGACTCTGGCATCACCGTAAAAAGGCGCTCCAACAGCAAGGAATCGACCGTGGAGGCCCACGGCTTGGTGGATGGTCAGCCGGTATCGAAGCACTTCGCGCTGCGCGTATACGACGATGTAGTGGTTCCTGCGAGCGTTTCCACGCCGGAGCAGGTCCAGAAGACCACCGAAGCGTGGGAGCTGTCCGATAATCTGGGGACGGTGGACGGCCGGAGCTGGCACATCGGAACGCGGTATTCGTTCGACGACACCTACGAGCAGATCATCAAGCGAGGAGCCTGCCGGCCGAGAATCTATCCCGCAACGCACGACGGAACGATCACGGGTCGCCCGGTGCTGTTCCCGCCCGATGTATGGCAGCAGAAGGTGCGCGACCAGGGAGAGGCGACGATCGCCTGCCAGATGCTTCAGAATCCGCTGTCTGGCACGCACCGCATGTTCGACGTGAAGGACCTGAAAATCTATGAGATTCGCCCTCAGACTCTCCAAGTTTACATTATGGTCGACCCAGCCCGCAGCCAGAAGAAGGGATCGGATAACACGGCTATTGCGGTCATTGGCATCGATTATGCTGGAAATAAATATCTTCTGGACGGCTACCGCCACAAGATGGACCTCACAGAGCGCTGGGTCAGGACCCGCGACATGTGGAAATGGTGGAGCTCGACCAGCGGAGTGCAGGGATGCAATGTAGGGTACGAGTCGTACGGAGCGCAGGCCGACCTGGACTACTTCCATGAGCGTCAGAGAATCGAACGAATCCCATTCCTTATCGAAGAACTGGCCTGGCCCAGAGACGGTGAAGGCAGCAAGGTGGACCGGGTGCAGCGCCTGACGCCGGATGTACGGAACGGCCGCTTTTACATCCCCTACAACACCGACGGCGAGAACCTTACCCGCGCCCAGCGCGAAATGCTTGAGTCCGGCCAGGACTACCGCATTGCAAGAAAAATAATCCACAAGGGAGTGCGCGAGGCGGGCAAAATGGAGGCGTACGATCTGACCGAAGACTTCAAGATGGAGATGGCCTATTTCCCGTTCGCTGGCAAGAAGGATCTTATCGATGCGGTCAGCCGCATCTTCGACATGGAGCCCGTCATGCCGGGCGTTGGCAGCAATCAGTACGCGGAGCCGGTTTACACATGATTCAGAACTTCGAACAAGGGGATCTGGTCACACTGAAAGCTCTTGGCGATTCATCTAGACCAGTGAAATACCGAGTCCATTACCCAGTAGGCTCCCCTCAGATCATCGAGGCCGATTCGTACAAGCTGGAGAACGGCTGGCACAAGTTCGAATGCTACGAAGTCAACCGCATGGAGCCGTACTGGCGCCATTTTTCTGATGACGTCACCGTGGAGAAGATCGAGTGGCCGTACCCATTACTCTCGGAAAATCTGTAACGACGCGCCAGTTCAGCCTGATGGCCATGGTCATCGAGGCTTGGGGAGAGCAGTGGACTGAGCGCGATATCGCTTATGAGTTCAGCTCCGCGTATACCAAGCAGAGCACGGACACGACCAATCGGGGCTTCTACAACGGGGGGGCGCACTGATGGGCATGTGGGACTACCTGACTCCATTCCAGATCGTCTACGAGGCTTCCAAGTACAGCTCGCTGGAAACGGGCTTCCCGTCGAAGTACTACGCGCTGCTGCTGCATCCGATCTGGGGGAAGAACCCGTGAGCGATGCCCAGTTCATCATTCAGGACATAACGTCCACCGAAGACATCCAGATGATGCAGAAGGCCAAGATGGTGGGCGAGATCCTGAACGAGCACTACCCGTCCCATCTGTGGTTGGTGTGCTGGCAGGGCGGCGCGCTCGTGGTAAAGAACTTGGCGCTCGGCAGCCACTACGGCTTTATCATGCGCGATGATCCTGACTACGGCGTTCTGGCGCACAATGCCATGATTGCCGGCGGGGAGCTGCTGGAGCGTGCCCGCATGAAGCGCGGCAAGTGGGACGGTGAGATGCCTACGCATCTGGACGGAGCGGACCCTAGGATATGGAAGCCAATACATTGAATCCAGATCCATGACAGAAGATCCGTTCCGGGTACCGGATCCAGAGTACGAGACTCAGACTATTCCTGAGCCTGACAGGTTTGCAGGCTATCGGGCTTTGGATCCACAGGAATATTCCATCTGGATGCAATGGATAGAGGACGCTAATAGCTGATGGGCTGGGAGATAGACAAACAGCAGCAGCCTCTATCGATAGAGGACCCGCGCCGGCATCGCAAACCTGAGATAGACACTGAGACCTACCAGGGAGAGATGGGTGCCGATCGCGTATTCGGCGATATCCCGGTTGCTGCCGATGAGCCGGTGCCCGGCGTAGAGGGTGGAGACCAGGACGAGCAGGCAGAGGATCAAACATACGACTGGATGCGCGTGGCCAAGGAGTCGTGGCGCTCGAGCACCAGCTTTTTCGACACCAACTACCGCAAGCGCATCGAGGACGGGATCCGTGCCTTCAATTCGCAGCACTCGCAGGACAGCAAATATAATACTCAGGCTTACCAGAAGAGAAGCAATATTTATCGCCCTAAGCTGCGTTCCATCGAGCGTAAGAACGAAGCTGCAGCGGCAGCTGCCTTCTTCTCTAATGTGGATGTGGTCGATATCCAGGCTCAAAACCAACAAGACAAAATTGAGCTCGCTTCGGCGGCTATTAACAAGGAGTTGGTCCAGTATCGCCTGGAGCGGTCCATCAAGTGGTTCCAGGTTCTGCTGGGCGGCCTGCAGGATGCGCAGAAGACCGGGTGCGTGGTGTCACGCGTGTACTGGCAGTTCGAGCAGGACCACCGCGGCAATATCAAGAAGGACAAGCCCACTGTCGAGCTGATACCTCTGGAGAACTTCCGGTGGGACCCGGCGGCCAATTGGCTAGATCCCATCGGCGAGTCGCCCTACCTGATTCATCTCATCCCTATGTACGTCTGCGACGTCAAGACCAAAATGCAGACGCCCGATGCCAAGACCGGCGCTCCAGAGTGGCGCCAGTACGGCGACAACGTCATCAAGATGGCTCAGGACAGCATGCCGGATACGACGCGGGCCATCCGGGAGCGCATGACAGAGGACGCCTATTCGGCCCAGCGGGCGGTGCAGGACTACTCGATCGTCTGGATTCAGCGCCACATTCACCGCCGGCGCGGCGTGGACTGGGAGTTCTATACGCTGTCGGACCAGGTACTACTGACGACGCCTCAGCCGCTGGAGGTCAGTACTTGGCACGGGCAGCGTGATTACGTGCTCGGCAACTGCATCCTGGAAACGCACACCAGCATTCCGCCGTCGCTCGCCGAGCTGGGCAAGCAGCTCTTCGACGAGATCAACGAAGTCACCAACCAGAGGATGGACAATGTTAAGTTTGTCCTTAACAAAAAATGGATCGTGCGTCGCAACCGTAACGTGGACACCGCCGGACTCACGCGCAACGTTCCGGGAGGTGTGGTTACAGCAGACGATCCTGAGGGCGACATTAGAGAGCTTACCTGGCCTGATGTCACGGGATCTAGCTTCCAGGAACAGGATCGACTTAGTGCTGAGGCTGACGAACTTCTCGGAAACTTCAACGCCGTCAACCTGCCTAGAACTGGACAGCTAGCCGATACCGTACACGGCGCCCAGATGCTAACGGCGCCCAGCTCCATGATGACCGAGTACCTGCTTCGCACGTTCGTCGAGACGTTCGTGCTGCCGGTCATGAAGCTACTTATAAAACTGGAACAGCACTACGAGACCGATGACAAGATACTGGCCCTGGCGGGGCAGAAGGCCCAGATATACCAGCGGTACGGCATAAACCACATCACCGACAACCTGCTGAACCAGGACTTGACCATCCGTGTCAGCGTCGGCATGGGCGCCACCGATCCGGCCAGCAAGCTTCAGAAGTTCGTCATCGGTATCACCGCGTTCATAAACCTTCTGAAGAATGCACCGCCGGGCCTGTTCAACGTCCAAGAGATTTCCAAGGAGATATTCGGGCACCTCGGCTATCAGGATGGCTCTCGCTTCATGACGCAGGACAATCCTGCTGTTGCGGACCTGCAGATGAAGCTGAACCAGGCCCTGCAGTTCATCCAGAAGCTGGGCAAGGAGATACAGGACCGCACGCAGGACAACCAGACCAAGGTCGAAGTGGCAAAGATCAGCGCCGGCTCGCGCGAACATGTTGCGGCCATTGCTCACCCGGGTGGGATAGATCCGATGCACACGCATCTACTGAAGGCGCACGAGATCGCCTTGAAGCACGAGATGGATCTTAAGAAACTGGATGCGGAGCTCCGCAAGTTCGTTCTGGAGCAGATAGCAAAAGTCAAAGCGGCCAGAGCCCAGGCTCAATTGGCGACGAGGAAGCAGGACTTCGCGGAGAAACACCCGAAAGAGAAACAAAATGGATGAGTCCGAACAGCGCAATATCCTGATGGAGACCGCGATTCTCGGTAAACAGGCCGAAATGTTCCTGAATTCCGATGTCGGCAAGTACTTGCTTGCCCGTGCGGACGAAAAGAGTAGGATATGTTACGAATTGCTTAAGAAAGTAGCTCCCTGGCGTCAGAAACGCATTCGTGACCTTCAGAACGAGATATGGAAATGCGAGAGTTTCCGGTCCTGGCTGATCGAGGCGGTTAACGAGGGCCAGTTTGCTTCAGAGGAGATGCTGGAAAGATGAGTGACGAAGGAAGACAGCGGCTCGACGAGCTCGAATCCGTCAAGGGCGACATCAATTCGACCAACAACCAGCGCCAGATGAACGCGCGCGAGCGCATCGCCCGCAATGCCGAGTTCCTGGCTGCCAAGGAAGCGGCGGATCAAGGGCTGGAATTCTCTCCAGACGATGGCCCCGCTGATGACGACCTATCCGGCGGAGTGTCTGACTCATACGCTGTCACTGACGAGACGCTAAAGAGCGATTTAGCACAGCAACCAAGGCAGCGGGCGGAGCCCGAGAAGCCCCGCACCTACAAGATCAAGGTTAACGGACAGGAGGTAGACCTGTCCGAAGCAGAACTTATCGAACGCGCCCAGAAAGTGGAGGCGGCCGATAGGTACCTGGCAGAGAAGAAACGGGAAGCCGATCTTCTGCTGGCAGAAACCCGCCTGAAGCTCGAGCAGCCATCCGTTACGACGGACGTTGCACCAGAGGTATCCGATGAGGACCTGGAACTGGTAAGAGCACTGCAGGTTGGTGACGAGTACACCGCCGCTAAGGCACTTAGAGCGCGTCTGGCACGTCAGACGACCACGCAGCCGGCTATCTCCATGGACGCCGTTGCTGCAAAGGTCAAGGACGATCTAGAGCACGCCAATGCCACAAAGTGGTTTGCTCAGGAATACAAGGATGTCGTTACCGATCCAAAGCTCATGATGATCGCCAATCAACTAGACGCGGACTTCCGGAAGATGGATGCGGCAGAGAAGAAACTGACTCCATACATGGACCGCTATCGGGCTATTGGGGAAGAAGTCAGGAAGTGGAAAGGCACGAATCCTGAGGCAGCCGAAAAGCTGCAACGCAAGAAAGAGACCCTCAAGACTATCCCGCAGGCTTCCATGAAGTCCGGATCAGTCGTTGAGGACGATGATCAAATGTCAGAAGAGGAATACCACCAGAAGGCTATCCAGGAAACAGCCAGACGGAGGTATCAGACTCATCTAGGAGGTTAACTAGTGGCTGGTCAGGTTGATATAAAACCTGTTGCCATAATTATGGCAGTAGGTTACGCTGCATGTTTACCGAGAGGTGAATATGCGCCTAACCAAGGAAGTCCTAACGAGGTTTGAGAGCTATTACCGTCGTGGAAACGAGAACGAATGTTGGCCGTGGCTTGGTTCGAAGCAATCCAGGGGATATGGATTCTTCGGACTTCGTGCCAGTGGTGTGTCTAGAAAGACTTATTCGGCGCATCGCTTGGCATGGTCCATCGCAAACAGTCGTGACATTCCAAGCGGGAAGATGATATGTCACACCTGCGACAATCCATCTTGTGTGAATCCGAAGCACCTGTATCTGGGTACTGGATTCGACAACAACTCGGATACCGTGGTTCGTGGCAGGGCGAATCGAAAAACGGGAGAGCAATGCTCTTGGGCGAAACTCACGGAGCAGGATGTTCTAGCAATCCTGGAGAGCAAGGAAAAGCAGGTTATTCTTGCTCGTCGCTACAAAGTCTCTCAGTCTCATATTTCTCACCTGAAATCATGCAAGAGAAAACTCTGGACTCGCGTAAAAGCCTGACGTTAAAACTGCGTGAATTGCTGGAAACCCCTAACGGATGGTGCCGAGGGCAATCAGCAGCCGAGCCCCGAAAGGGGAAGGTTCAACGACTATCCCGAGAGGGAGTACGGCCCAGTGGCCGGAAGCGCGCAGCACCTAATGGTGAAGATATAGTCTGGTCTGCATGGAAACATGCAGCAGCACTTCGGTGCGGTCCAAGCCTAACGAGCTTAGGGCGAACACAAACGATGGGCAGTCTCCACCCTTGGAGGCTTTCTTTACTCGCGGCAACTGAGCAATGTTCTGAGAATGAACGTTCAACCATTGGTGAAATTCCGACAATTCGCGGACGTTCGGGACGCCTCTCAGCAGGGGCGAAAGAAGGGCGATACCTTCACTTGGGATGTCATTTCAGACGTCGCTACGCCCGGAGCAGTGTTGATCGAAACCAACACGATGCCGGAAACAAATCTAACCATTACGCAGGGGACTCTGACGATTACCGAGTACGGAAATTCGATTCCATATTCCGGAAAACTCGACAATCTATCAAAATTCCCTGTAATCGAGATCATTCAGAAAGGGTTGAAGAACGATGCGGTCAAGACGTTCGATAGAGCGGCCTGGACGCAGTTCAATCAGACCCTGCTGCGTGCGGCTCCTACTGGCGGTTCGTCTGCCACGGGCGCTATCACGCTGACGACGAATGGTACTGCGACCATCACGAATAACGACTTCTATAACAACAGTTATGCGAAGTCGATCGTGGACACCATGAAGGAGCGCAACATCCCGGCCTATATCGGGGATGACTATTACGCTCTGGCATGGCCTACGACGCTGCGCACGTTCAAGAACAATTTGGAGACTATCCACCAGTATTCGGATACGGGATTCAAGCTGATCATGAACGGGGAAATCGGGCGCTACGAGAATGTTCGTTATGTAGAGCAGACCAACGTAGCAAAGGGCACCGGCACGGACGGTATCACGACCACCGCATGGACTAACGGCAAGTCGGACTGGATCTTCTTCTTCGGAAACGACACCATTGCGGAAGCCATGGCGATCCCGGAAGAGATGAGAGGAAAGATCCCGACTGACTATGGACGGTCCAAGGGTGTAGCGTGGTACTACCTTGGCGGATTCGGCATTGTCCACACACTAGCCATCAATACACGGGTGGTTAAGTGGGACTCGGCGGCATAGGAGACAGATATGTCACAGCAAACTGTCAAGAATGTTGCCTACGACAATGCGGTATCACTTGCCCGCTTGTTCCTACCTCTTCCTTTGTCTGCTGCCGGCGCTACGGCAACTTGTGCCCAGTATTTCGCTCTGGGTAACGAGACGCTGTATGCCGCGCATGGCATTCAGAGAGTGGCCGGTACTTCCACGTTCACTACTACCGCAACCACGGTTGTAAGTGGCACATCCACGACTGTAGTCAGTACGTATACGGCTGCTACGACGGCGCAGGCGTTCCGGGTTTCAGGAACTACTACGACCACGTTCCAGACGTTTCCTATTGCTGCGGCTAATGGTGCCAATGGTGCAGTGGCTCTGCATAACTTCACTGCATGTGGTACGGCGGCAAGTGGTACGGGTGGTACTAACTTGGTTGCAGGGGACCAGATTTACATGGTCCTGAGTACCGATGCAACTGCTACAGTATTGCCCATGTGGGAGATTGCTGTTACTCCCCTTGCTAACGTAACGGCATAGGAGGAAATATGGCCGTAGATAGCATGCAGAAGAACACCGGTAGAAGGGGATCTTCGAAGCCTTCAGGAAAGGGTGGCACTGACTTGACATTAGAAGTAGTCAAGAACCGCGTCAAGACTCCTGATGGCCAGATGATCCCTACCGGGAAGTCCGAGGCAACGGATGCCGGGTTCCTGAATAAGGACACCGTGTATTCGAATACCAAGGTCTTCGAAAGGTATGGGCACGGCGGTCAACCCCAGTCGGGGAAGATCGAGGGCATGCATTCCTATATGCCCAATCAGGCACTGGATGTACCGGGCTTTGACGCCAATGGGGGATGCTTCCACAAATGGGGCACTCCTTATGGCGAAGCGGCCTATTTCAACCAGTTGCCTCCGGGTCCGGATATCAACGACCAGGCGTATGCACTCATTCACGACATGCCGCTCGAGGTTTACCACGGCGGGGTGACGTATGAGTCGGATACTCCGTGGCCTGTACGAGATATCCCTGAGTGATGAAAGAGGAAACGGCGGGCTAATAACCCGCCTTTCCGCATAGTATGGCGCATACAAGAGGAAAGGCATTGCACGAGACTCATCCGCATGGAGTCAGCGGAGGAGTTGGATCAAGACATACAGAACCGCATCCTCATGCAAAAGGTGGATACGTACACAAACACCGTATGCATTCAGGTGGTGGTCCGATTACTAGTACCAAGAAGGGGAAGAAGGCTCCGGAATGAGCACCTATAAGAAGCATCCAAAGAACACCGCGGTTCATCCGACGCACGCATCAGGACATCCGGAAGGTTCGTATCACCGCGATCCTCATCCGAGCGGGAAGGGCAAGAAGGTACATAACCACCGGATGCATTCCGGGCGGGGTGAGATTACCGATTACGTTAAGAAGGAGCGCTAGACATGGCTAAGCAAAGTTTGCAGGACAAGTTCCAAATTACGGTTCCGTTCAATCCTAACGATGATGATGAGAATCGTGACTGGGTATGGCCCACTAACAAGACTCTGAAGCCCAGAGCGATTCACGGCGGTTATGCGGACGGGAATATTTCTGAATTTGCGTTAGGCCCGAAAGGATCACAGCATGAGCCTATGAAAGACCAGCTGCCGTATGTGAATATGGCTGTAGCTGGCAATGATGGTCCTACTTGGACCGATATGCAGGAGTGGGTATGGAGCGAACATGGTGGAGCTCCGCTGGTTACTGCGTCGGACTCCGATGTGACCAATTCTGTGATGCAGCCTAAGCACTTACGAGACGGGTTCACGTTGCATGACATGGGGAATACTGACGATCAATATACAGGTGAGGGCGTCGATCAGTTCTACGGTGATGCCACGGGGGAGGACGATGCGGGGAATCGTTACTCGGGCTTCGTAGAGCGTAACAACTACTTAGATAGAGAATAAATGGCCACGATCACCCCTGCCAACCCTAATGCTCCGATGGCGGTAGTCCACTATTATGTGGACGAGTCTGGAGTGGCGCAGCAGGTATCAGCAGAGACGCCATATCCAGTCCAGCCCTCTGCGGCCTATGGCACTCTAAGCACTGCTGGCACTACCACGGTAGATGCATCGCCAGGCGTGTTCTATGGATTGAATGTGCTGACGGCCGGAGCTGCTTCCACCATCCAGGTCCTGGACGGCACTACGGCCCTCACCGGTACTCTGACCAACCAGGCTGCCGGAGCCGTAGCAACCGGGTTGCCTTCCGGCATAGGAGTGCGCTACCTCACTTCTCTGGTGGTCATTACAGCCGGCACGGGCGTATCCACGACCGCTGTTTATAGCGCATGACCAAGCTGGGCAGCATCTGCAGCAAGGGAACGCTCGACAACATGGCGAGCATCGCGCGCGAATGCCCCGCCGGCTGCTTTGTCGAGGTCGGAGTCTACGAAGGAGGATCAGCCCAGGTTCTGTATGAGATAGCAGTAGAGCAAGGCCGAGAGATATTCCTGTACGACACTTTCAAGGGGATTCCGTATTCAGACCCGGTAGATTCCCACAAGGTAGGAGACTTCAAAGGGGGTGATCCAGAGTACATCAGCCTCATACTACCTAAGGCTATGGTCGTACAGGGAATATTCCCGTCCAGTGCAGTCAGGATGCCGCCCGTGGCGTTCGTTCACCTGGATGTGGATCAGTACAGGAGCTACAAGGAGGCGATCGAGTACTTGGAACCGATGATGGTTCCAGGAGGGGTGATGTGGTTCGATGATTACGATTGCACGCCTGGCGCGACTGTGGCGCTCAATGAGCGGTACGGCAAGGAAGCCCTCTCACGGTTCAAGGATGACAAATACTTCAAGAGGTTCTAACGGTATGCACACCTTCAACAGCAAGGCTCCGCACGGAGTGATCTACGGACACCCCGTCGCCCGCTTCGAGCAGAACGGCATCTACTACGACGGGTCAGGACGGGAAGTGGTTCCGGAGCGCATGAACGAGATAGAGGAGGTCGCTCAGATCGAGCAGGCTGCGGCAGAGGAAAAGCGCCTGAAGGAGCTGGCGGAAGCCATGCCTTCATTGAAGAGGCGCGGTCGCCCTCCAGGATCAAAGAACAAGTCCAAGCAGAAAGCAGCCTGAGGGTGGCATGTGGATGAACGGCGCGAAGTCAGACTCAACGACGAGCAGTTCGAAGCGATCGCGAAAAGGGCAGCCGATATCGCTCGCCAGGAATTCTATGCGGCAGTCGGGAAAACTGTCGTTGGAGTCGTTCTACGTTACGGTGGGACGGGCCTTGGTGCGATTGCTCTCTATGAAGCCGTTAAAATAGGGCTGAAGACGTGATGGGGAACGAACTGGAGAAATACAGGAAGTTGTTTCAGTAGATCACAAAACCATCAATAATATAAGGAGAGGGATCAACTGGTCCCATGTAAAGTAAAATGGTTTGGAGAATTGAAGACCCTCAAGGAGATGAATCCTCAAAGATTAAATACGAAATTGTCCCCTATACCCGAGGACGAGTACTGGATATCGGCTGCGGCAACCACAAGCCTTTTGCGCACTTCATCGGAGTCGATAACAACAAGGACGCGCACCTCTTCGGCATCCTGTGCAAGCCGGATCTGTGCATGGATGCGGAGAACCTGGAGCTCGTAGCAGATGGATCGATGGATGCGGTCTACTCGGCGCACACACTGGAACACGTCGAGGATCCGCTAAAGGTCCTGAAGCACTGGTGGAGCAAGATCAAGGTATACGGATACCTGATCCTGTACCTGCCGCACAAGGGCCTGTATCCGAACATCGGGGAGAAAGGCGCCAATCCGGATCACAAACACGACTTTGTGCCGTCCGTAATCGTCAACCACATGCGCAAGGTCGGGCAGTGGGACATGCTGCGGGACGAGGTCAGGGGAGAAGGCAGGGAGTATTCCTTTTTTCAGGTCTACCAGAAGCTGCCCAAAGGGCATCAGCAGAAGTTCTCGTGGAGCAAGCCGCGACCGCCCAAGAAAGCGGCCGTGATCCGTTATGGAGCTTACGGAGACCTTCTACAGGCATCGAGCATCTTCAAGGGGCTAAAGGACGATGGATACCACGTTACTCTGCATAGCTCTCCCCCTGGCGTTGATGTGGTTAGCGCTGACCCCAACATCGACGAGATCATCATACAAGACAAGGATCAGGTTCCTAATCTTGAGCTTGGTCTTTTCTGGGATAGCCTTCGTCCCAAGTACGACAAGTTCGTAAATCTGTCCGAATCCTGCGAGGGCTCGTTGCTGGCCCTTCCCGGTCGTACCCCTTACGGGTGGTCGCCAGCCGCGCGACATGCGCTGTGCAATCTGAACTACCTGGAAGTACAGCACGCCCTCGCAGGAGTTCCTCACAAGCCGCAAGTCATGTTCTATCCGACCGAAGAGGAGAAGAAATGGGCGAAGGTGCAAAGACAGAAAATGGGCCGCTACGTGATCCTATGGGCCTTGGCTGGTTCTGGTGTCCACAAGACGTGGCCGTATGTGGATGCGGTCATTGCCAATTTGATGCTGTCCTATCCGGATGTGGACGTGATCCTTACCGGAGACCAGTTCTGCCAGATACTGGAGGGCGGATGGGACAAGGAGCCGAGAGTGCATCGGATGTCGGCCCGGATCAGCATGCGGCAAGCACTGAGTCTTGCACAGATTAGCGACTGCGTGATAGGTCCCGAGACCGGAATGCTCAATTCGGTCTCTTGCATGGACATGCCAAAGATCGTGTTTCTGTCGCACTCTACACACGAGAACCTGACGCGGGACTGGAAGAACGTATACCCGATGTGGGCGGCCAATGTAGAGTGTATTGGCAGGGGCAAGAACGAGGCCCCGGCCTGTCACTCATTAATTTACGGCTGGCAGCATTGCACCAAGGCAGAAGGAGAAGCTGCCGGAACTGCAATGTGCCAGTCTCTTATTACACCGGAAGCCGTGTGTCAGGTGCTGCACAAGGTGATCGACGAAAGCAATCCGAGGATCGTACTGGCGGCATAGATCATGGCTACCAGCGGATCCTACAGCTTCAGCGTCAACAGCACTCAGATCGTCACCGATGCGATGCTGAACATAGGCAAGCTCGGAGAGGCTGAGGTTCCTACCGCTCAGGAATACGTAGATTGCCTGCTGAAACTCAATATGCTGGCCAAGCAGTGGATGGCCAAACAGGACTTCGCTCCCGGCTTGAAGATGTGGAAGAGGAGACATGGCGATCTCATGCTCAGTACTTCCCGCTTTTCCTACAATCTTGGTCCTGCTGGTGATAATTGGGCTGTGTCTGTTGCTGCTGCTAATGGACCTGGCATTGCTTCTCTTCAGTCTCAGCTCACGGCGAACGCGGCAGCGAACGCCACGACTCTGACGGTCGGGACCGCGCTGATTACGAATTTCATGGCAGGAGACTTCGTTGTCGTTCAACTCAATACTGGGGACATTTTCTCGACTACTGTCAGCACTGTTAGCCTGAATGCTGGTACTTTTACTATCCCTGCCACTGGCCTTCCTTCTGCTGCTGCTTCTGGCAACTACGTATTTAACTACACCACCAAGGGACAGAGGCCAGAGGTAATAGAGGCTGTGGTGCTGCGAGACAACAGCGGGTCGGATGTGCCAATGCGCCTGTGGACGCTTCAGGATTACGAATATCAAGCCTCAAAGCAGCAGCCGCAGAACACTTCCGACCCGTCGGCGATCTACTACGAGAGCCAGCTTAACTCCGGCGTTCTGTACCTGGATTGCGTAGGCGCTCAGGACACCAGCAAGCGACTGCATATCGACTTCTTCGAGCCGGTGCAGGACTTCGTGAACACGACCGACAGCCCGGACTATCCGCAGCGGTGGTATCTGGCGCTGTCGTGGGGACTCACAAAGCAGATCGGGCCGATGTTCAATTTGCCGTTCACGAAAGACATGGAAGATAACTTAAGGGATGCGCTAGCGATCGCGCGGGAGCTTGATTCGGACAATACGAATATCTTCTTTCAGCCAGGGGTAGATTGAAGCAGATTCAACTGTTCGGCTCAGGCGTCAGCAGCAAGTCCTTGATCGTCACCGATCAGAGGCGGGTGAACTGCTACTACGAAAAGCGAGACGATGGCGAGAAAGGAAAGATAGCGGTATTCGGCACCCCAAATTACAACCTGTTCGCCAATCTGCCATCGATCGTGCGCGGGTGGTGGGTCTTCAAGAACAACATCGTTGCCGTGGCGGGGTCGGGCGCCTACACCATCAGCGCTCTAGGAGTAGTGACCAGCATCGGGACACTACAGACCTCCGCCGGCCTGGTGAGCATGGTGGACAACGGGGTGCTCCTTTTCATCGTGGACGGCACCAAGTGCTATGGGTGGGACGGGACTACGTTCACCAGCCCCATCACTGACGCGAACATTCCTAACGGTGCAACGACGGTCGCATACAACGATACGTTCTTCATCTGCGAAACGCCGTCGGTCAATGGACAGTATGCGGTGTCCCCGTCGTTCTACACGGTTGGGACCGCATGGAATGCGCTGGCGATCGGCAATGCGTCGAGCAATCCCGATCCACTACTGGCAGTCGATACCGATCATGGGTTCCTGATCCCGTGGGGCTCATCGAGCATCGAGTTCCATCAGGACGTTGGCACCTCCCCGCTCCCGTATACGCCCATCGTTTCGGCGACTCAGCAGGTAGGTCTGGCGGCCAAGTTCTCCCGGGCCAAGTTCGACAACACGATGGCCTTCCTAGGCACCAACCTGCAGGGCGGGTACTCCGTCTATAAGCTGTTCGGGTTCCAGCCGTTTGTCATATCTAGCCGGGACATCGATGCTTATTTGGTTAACTTCTCCACGGTTTCCGATGCTACCGCGATCAGCTACATGTGGGACGGGCACGCTTTTTACCTGCTGACATTCCCAAGCGCTGGCCGGTCATTCCTGTACGACGGCACCACGAACGTATGGAGCGAGCAGCAGTCAGGGACGGGGCTCATCGGTCGATATGTCGGCAACCTGGCGATCGTCTTCAATGGACAGGTCTACATATCCGACTACAGTAACGGCAACATCTACCAGCTGTCGGACCAGGTGTTCACGGACAACGGGAACGCTTGCATGCGCCTGATCCAGACCCGCCACATTCACGACGGGGGCAACATGATGGCCATCGACGAGGTGTTCCTGGACCTGGAAACTGGCGTCGGCCTGCAATCTGGCCAGGGATCTAACCCTCAGATCATGGTCAGCGTCAGCAAGGACGGCGGCAGGACGTTCGGAAACGAGCGCCTGATGTCCATAGGCATGGTGGGTCAGTACAAAGGCCCCAGGGCCACCCTGAGGCGTTTCGGGGCAGCTCGAGACTTCGTATTCCGTTTCAGGATGACCGATCCTGTCAAGTTCGCGGTGACTTATGGCGCTGCGGTGCAACGAGGGCTTGGCAAGTGAACCCGCCGTTCAACGAAGACCTGGTGGACGACAAGAAACGAGTATCGCGCGGCTGGATTTCCTGGATGCTAGCGGTTGCCGGCGGAGGAAAGATCACTCAGCCGGCGGTCGGGGCGAGCCCAGCCACCTACCGCAATACCACTATTTTCCGGCAGCAGGCGATTCTCACGGTCAATGCCCTGTCCTCGCTCCAAATCAGCCGCGACAATATTAATTTCTACACGCTCTCCACTATACTAGGGACTCCAGTAACCCTGTTTCCGCAGGATTATCTGAAGATTTCCTATGCCGGTGCCGCGCCCACCCTTACGGTGATACCGATATGACAGAAACGGAACCGACTGACATCCATCATCACTTCGGGGGCGGCGTCTACATCAAGCAGAGCCTGATCCCGGCTGGCCATGTGCTAGTGCAGCATAAGCATAAGTACGAGCACATGACGATCCTCGCGAGCGGACGCGCCGTCGTGGATGGCGTGGAGCTATGCGGTCCCAAGGTATTCGTGATCCCGCCGGAGAAAAACCACGGTGCCAGGACGATTACCGATTGCCTGTGGTTCTGCGTCCATGCCACAGAGGTTAGGGACCCGAGCGTCATGGAGCAGATACTGGTGATCCCTCAGAGCAAGGACGAAATACTTGAACTAGCGGGGAAGGTGTGAAGATCCAGATCAGCGCCGAGCGCTGGGCCAAGTTCTGGCCCGACTGTCTCGCCCTGATGTGCGAGCACGACGAGGAATTGCACGAGCATGACGAGCGCGAGCCGTTCGCTCCGGACGATGCCATGTTCGAGGTGATCGACAAGGCCGGCGCTTCCTTGCTGATGGCCGCTAGGTACGAAGGCCGAATGATCGGGTACTGCATCTTCAATATATCGACCAGCCTGAGAACCAAGGGACTGGTATGCGCGGAGCAGAGCCTGTGGTTTGTCACCAAGTCGTATCGGGGCAGCACAGCCGGGATACGACTGTTCGATCGGGCGCTGGATGAATTAAGGCGTCGCGGAGTACAGAAGGTCTACCCGCACCACTGGTTGGCCTCTAACTCTCCCCGGGCGGAGGCGTTTTTCATACGCCGAGGAGCAACCGAGCTGGAGCGCGTCTACTCGCTCTGGATCTGACGATGGCCTGCGTATCCATTCCTGTTGCCGCGATCGTCTCAGCTGGGGCCGGTGTCGCCAGCAGCGCTATCAGTTCCGGAGCCGCCAGCAGCGCGGCCAATACCCAGGCCCAGGGCGCCACCAATGCGGCCCAGATCGCCTCCAATGCCCAGCTGCAGGGTCTGCAGTACGTTCAGGGCCAGGAGCAGCCGTACAACACTGCGGGCCAACTGGCACTGAATCAGTACGAAAGCCTTCTAGGGCTGGGCGGTACAGGAGGTCCGTCCGCCGGCGCCGTCCCCACCAGTGGCATATCAGCCCGCCCCGGCCAGGGAGTTCCTGCAGGTAGTCCTGCCGCAACCGGAGGAAAGGGAATTACACCGGCAGGGACTGGTGGATTCGATATCAGCAAGCTCCCTGGCTATCAGTTCGAGCTGCAGCAGGGACAGCAAGCTTTGCAGAACAGCGCCGCGTCTCGTGGACAAGCTCTGTCCGGGAATACTATCCAGGGAGAAGTGGAGTTCGGTCAGGGTCTTGCTACCACGCAGTTTCAGCAGTACATGCAGGAGCTGGCCGGCCTTACCGGTATTGGACAGGCGGCGGCCAGCAGTACTGCAGCGGCCGGCGGGAATCTGATACCTGGCGCCGGCGCAAGTCTTGCAGGAGGCGTGAACGCTGCGGCCAATGCCAACGCTGCCGGCCAGGTGGGCGTTGCCAACGCGGTAACCGGAGGGCTTACCGGAGTTCTGAATAATCCACTGTTACAGCAGTCCCTGAGTTCGTATTTCAACCAGGCGCCTAATTACGACGCCACGGCTACCTTGCCGGCATCCGCGTTCGGCCAATGATATGGCGTTCATCCCGCAAGTAGACACATCGATTCCCCTGAGTGTTACGGACCCTCTGACGCAGCAGGCGAGAGGTTTCGAGCTCGGGCAGGCCCAGTTAGCCGCCCAGCGCGATACTCAGTCGTACGAGCAGCAGCAGGCATCCCAGAAGGCTCTTAAACAGGCTTTCCAGACGGCAGACACGTCCACTCCTGAAGGTCAGGCAGACCTGATCCGAAGGGTGGGACAGATCGATCCCAAGACAGCCCTTGGCCTGAAAGCTCAGTTCCAGGCACATCAGAAAACCGGCATGGAAATCGGCGAGATAGCGGCCAGGACCGAGAAGGAGAAAGCGGCTACCGAGAAAAGCCAGTCCGATATCTCTGCTGGTAAGCGCGAGGCCATGGCAAGCTTCCTGGGGGACGTGAACCAGGAAATGTCCAATATCGCTCAGATCATCCCGGACAAGACGCTGCTACCGGGAACGCCCACCTACAAGGAAAGGATGGCCAAGGCCAACCAGATGGTGGATCAGTGGTCTTCGATCATGAAGACCAAGTACAACGATCCGGACATACAGGGGATCATCCAGAAAATAGACTCGCACGACTGGCAGACTCCCGACGAGTTCAGGAACCACCTTTCCAAGTTCCAGAAGCTTCAGGCTCAGGCCAAGCAGCAAGCGCCCCTGTCCAATGTAGGACGCGTCAATGCAGACATCGCCAGCGGCGCGGTTACGCCCGAGCAGGGGAAAGCTCTCATATCAAGGGAGACCGCACCTACTGCCACGCAGATCAACATTGGAGACCAGTCGCAACTGAAGTCCGATGATCTGGAGTTCATGGCCAAGCAGTATCTGGCCGGGGATACCAGTGTCATGCAGAACCTTGGACGAGGGGTACAGGGATCCAGGAACATTGTTGCGCTGCGCAAGGAGATAAGGAAACAGGCCGAGGCCAGCGGGGAATCTCCAGAACAGGTAGCTACCCGCATTGCCGAGTTCGGAGGCCTGAAAGCAGAGGAACGAGCGACCGGTACTAGAGCTGCCCAGCTTGGCATCGCCGGCAATGCCGCCTTCAACATGGCCGGCATGGTGACGGACGCCTCCGCCAAGGTGAGCCGTACCAGGTTCATGCCGGTCAACAAGGCGCTGCTGGCCTACGAGAAGAACACGGGCGATCCTGATGTGGTGGCGTATGGAGCAGCTCTGACTTCGTTCATCAACGCTTATGGACGAGCGATCAATCCGACTGGAACGGCGACCGTTGCCGACAAGGACCACGCCCGCGAGATGCTATCCACCGCACAGAGCCACGATCAGATCGTGTCGGTTATCAATCAGCTCAAGAAGGAGATCGAGGCGGAGAAGAAAGCTATCGGTCAGACCAAGCAGGATATCCGCGATCGGACGGGTTCTCCTGAGGGAGGGGCGGCCAAGAAGCTAACCTACGATCCAGCGACCGGTACGTTCAAATGACCCAGACCGTAACCGTTCCCGGAGTGGGAGACCTGGATTTCCCGGATGACATGAGCCAGCAGGATATGGCCAATGCCATCAAGCATAACTTTCCGCAGATACACCAACAGAAACAGGAGAATCCCAAAGAGGTACCCGGAGACTTGAAGTCATTCGACCTGAGAACTCCTGCAGAGCGCGTATCAGGCGGACAGGCAGTGGACTATCTGGCCAGCCACGGTATGGCCAAGGTAGCCCCTGCGGTTGGGGCTGGCATCGATGTTTTGAAAGAAGTGCCGGCCCTGACGGTTGGTGGTGGCGCGGGCGGAGCTGCCGGCGGAGCGCTCGGATCGTTGATCGGGGGGAAGTCCGCCAGGCTCCTGATGCAAAGCGCTCTGAAGCCACTGAAGGAAGCCCGGGAGAGCGGCAAGGCTGCCAAGGCGATCGATACTCTGCTGGAAGAAGGGATCAGCGTCAGCGAAGGCGGGGTGCAGAAGCTCCGAGGTCTTATAGATGACCTGAACACCGAGATAAAGCAGAAGATTTCGAGCTCCACATTGTCGGTCAGCAAGAAGAAGGTTGCCGACACGCTCGACCAGCTCACGCAGAAGCTAAAGAATCAGGTAAATCCCCAGGGCGACCTGAAGGCGATCCGGCAGGCGTGGAACGAGTTCATGCACCATCCGTCTTTCGGCTCCAGGGCCACTATTCCGGTTCAGGAGGCGCAGAAGCTAAAGCAAGGCACCTACAAGACGCTCGGGGAGAAGTCGTACGGCGAGGAAAAGACCGCTTCTATAGAGGCACAGAAGCAGCTCGCCAGGGGACTTAAGGAACAGATAGAGAAGGCGCATCCGGAAATCGGCCCGCTCAATGCAGAGGAAGCAAAGCTCCTGAATGCGCTGGACCTGACCGAGCAGAGAGTGCTGGCAGAGATGAACAAGAACCCGGGCGGACTCACCTGGCTGGTTCACAATCCCAAGGCGGCCGTTGCCTTCATGGCGGACAAGAGCGGGCCCTTCAAGTCATTGATGGCGCGCCTGCTTAATCGGGCTGGGCAGCCCACAGGAAAGGCCCTGGGGGCCGCTGCCGGGATAGGAGCGGTAGAGGGCCAGAAGGCTCTGAGTGCGCCTCCTGATCGTTGATCCTATGGGGACCGGCCTTGCTCTTGGATGGCGGGCCGCGCAGCAAGGTCACAAGGTCAAATGGTTCGTGACCAACAAGCCTACAGACGATCCGACTATCGGCATGGGATTCCCCATCACAAAGGTCGAGAACTGGCGCAATCACGTCTCGTGGGCAGAACTGATCTTTACGACCGACAACAGCAAGTTCATTCCAAGCCTGGAGGCAATGAAGAAACAGGGAGCGCCCTACTTCGGTCCTTCCGTGGAGTCCGCAAACCTCGAAATCAAGCGCGGCGAGGGGATGAAGTTTCTAAAGCGCCACGGAATCGAAACCCCGCCGTTCCAGACCTTCAAGAGCCTTCAGGAGGCCGAGCAGCACGTATGGAAGAATGGAAAGCGATGGGTCTTCAAGACTCTGGGGGACAACGAGGACAAGAGCCTGTCCTATTGCTCCAAGTCTCCAGCCGACATGATCGCCCGCCTGCAGCGCTGGCAGAAGCTCGGCATGAACCCAAAGGGAGAGGTCATGCTGCAGGAGTTCATACCAGGCGTGGAGGTCGGCGTATCGCGCTGGATGGGCTCCAACGGATGGGTGTCGGACCCAAACATCAATTTCGAGCAGAAAAAGCTGATGTCCGGAAACTACGGCCCCAACACGGGAGAGATGGGCACCGTCATGTTCTACGTCAAGCAGGATAAGCTGGACGAAGATGTTCTGAAACCTCTAGAGCGCGTTCTGATGCAGATGGGGCACCTGGGCGACATCGACCTTAACTGCATCGTAGATGAGAAGGGAAAGGCGTGGCCGCTGGAGTTCACGGCGCGGCCTGGCTGGCCAGCGTTCAACATGATGCTAGAGGCGCACCAGGGCGATCCTGTCCAGTGGATGCTGGATGCCGTTAAAGGCGAGCGCACGCTTACCGTCTCCTATGACGTCGGGGTGTGCATCTGCCTGTGTCAGCCGGATTTCCCGTATTGCAAGTCTCCCAAGGAGCAGAAGGCCGGAATCCCGATCTACCTGAAGTCCACCAAGCATCTGCAGCCGCAGGAGGTGAGGATCGAGAAATTGCCAGTCATGGAGGGCGAGAAGACCACCGAGAAGCCGATCTGGGCGACCGCAGGGGAGTACGTCGGGGTAGTCACAGCGATGGGCCCCACGGTCTCTGTAGCACGCCAGAGGGCATACAAGACAGTGGATGAGATACAGGTCCCCGACATGATCGTGCGGGACGATATCGGAGAGAGCCTTAAGAAGAATCTTCCCGAGCTGCAGAAGCACGGGTACGTGAAGGATGTTCGCTGGCAATGACCGTCAAGCTCTGCCCCCTCTTCAACGGACAGACGATGTTCACGCCTGCCGGCAATGTGCTGTCCGGCGGACTGATCCAGACCTACCTTGCTGGCACGACGTCACCTGCGGCCACCTACACAGACTCGACCGGACTGACGGCCAACCTGAACCCAATTGTCCTGACGTCGGCTGGGACCCTGCCAGCTCAGATATGGATGCCGACCGGGGAGGCTCTTAAATTCGTCCTTCAGACTGCTGCAGGGGTAACGCTTCAGACCGAAGACAATATTAGTGGCATCAATGACACGACATCCTCTCCCACAAGCGAGTGGTTGGCACAGTCCGCTCCCACGTTCATCAGCGGGACCTCGTTCAGCGTTGCCGGAAATCAGACCTCTACGTTTCAGGTTGGCCGCAGGGTTCAGGCTCAGATCAATTCCGGCTTCATATACGCAACGATCAAGACGAGCGCCTTCACAACTCTTACGACTGTCACCCTAACCAATGACAGCGGAGCTCTAGACAATACTTTGTCGGCTGTTGCGGTTGGTCTTCTCGGTGAGACCAATCCGAGCGTTCCAGCGATCATCCCTTACGACGCGGTAGGTTTCCATGCCCATCTTGGCGCTAACCAGACGAGCGGGACCATAATCGTTTTTGATACGGTAGACAGTCAGGCCGGCGGCACGAACTACAGCAATTCGACCGGATTGTTCACGGCCCCTTTCACCGGATGGTATGCGTTCTCTACTTCCATCAATGTTACCAATAGTGGTTCCGCTGCAACGGTTGGTGTATTTCTTATAACGACATCATCGCAGAATTCTCTTGGAGCGGACGCGTCCGTTCCTACCGTTACTTCTACCGCGTGCTCCTGTTCTGTCGTTTGTCTTATGACTGCCGGGGATACCTGTAAAGTCGTTACAACTTTTACGAACACAGCGACTTTGTTTACTGGGGCGGCCAACACAACTCAGTTTTCAGGATTCATGCTGAGAAGGACGGCATAGATGACGGCAGTAGTACTATCCCCGGTTGGTATCGGAACGCAGTGGCTCAACCCTTCCGGCTTGGTGCTGTCTGGCGGCAAGATCAACACGTATATCGCTGGGACGACGACACCGATCCCTACCTATACCGATGCGACCGGGAGCGTACTGAATGCCAACCCGATTATTCTAGATAGCACTGGTAGGTACTCCAATGAGATATGGTGGGCTGTCGGCTCCCACGTAAAACTGGTTATCACAGACAGTTTTGGAGTAATCCAGTTCACTCTAGACAACCTAACGGGGTTGAATGACATATCGGCTATCAGTTTCCCTATCAACAGATCCACGTTTACGGCGACCGCCGGCCAGACCGTATTCACCATCCCGAGCTACGTACCAGGAACCAATGCTCTCTCCGTATATGTCAATGGAGCGCACAAGGCATCGGGCACGGAATACACGGAAACCAGCACAACAACTATCACGTTCGCGTTCCAGGTACTGGTTGGGTCCGATGTAGATATCTACTACAGTGTTCCTAATAGCCTCGGGTCTCTTTCCGCTACCAATGTTGGCTACACCCCTCCCGGCACCGGGACGGTGGCGACGACGGTAGCATCTAAGTTCGGACAATTTTTGACTAGTGTCAAAGATTTCGGGGCGGTCGGAAACGGAATTGCAGACGACACAGCAGCGATTCAACTTGCGATCAATTATGCACAGGGTGGCGTGACAGGTTTGTGGTTCCCGGCTGGTACTTATCTAGTTTCCAGCACACTTACCATCACCGGATCTCTATCAATATTCGGAGCAGCAAGGTATGCGTGTTATATCACGTGGACTAGCCCAACCTTGAATGTCATAAATTTCAACAGCGATACGGCATTCACTGTCGAAAACATGTTCTTTCTTGGGCCGTCCACACCGACCGCGGGCAGCGTAATTACTCTTACAGGCCCCACTGGAAGCGGAAATTTATTATCATTCATTAGAGACTGCGATTTCCAAAATAGTTGGATAGCTTTTAATACTGGATCTGCTGCCCAATGGTCGATAAGTGGATGCTTTTTCGGAAACTATCAAAGCATAGGAGTTCAGATTCAGGATACGTTGAATCCGGATGCTGGAGATAGCGAAATATCAGATTGCCAGTTCTTCAATGCACTAATGACCATAGGGACAGGAATTCTTCAACTCTCCAGCGGAGGGTTGAGATTGATAAGTAATAAGTTCAATGGTGGAGTGATTGCTTATCAACTCCAATTACCCTCTAGCGGAGCACTTACCAGCGACTTGTTAATCATAGGAAATAGTTTCGAGGACGGATTCACCGGAGAATTGCTTTTCACTAGACCATTTGGAGGAGCCGAGAATTTTACAAACGTCATTATAACTGGGAATCAGTTCTCTCCGATATCTCCATTTTCAACTGCTTGGACGGCTATCAACACGGATAACAACATCCCGCTATTCAAGATCACTATAAGTGGGAATCAGATCAATCTACCGATTTCCACTGGTAATCCAACGTTCACCGGAATCAACCTTGGAAGCAATGTTAATAGTTTCGTCATCGACGGAAATGAGATATACGCTAATGCCGGAAGCGGATCCCCTGTCAATTATGGGATCACAATCGCAGCCGCCGTTACTGGTGGACTGATAGGAGTCAACCGATTTGACGGATCTCCGTGGACATTGAAGATCGGAAATAATGCAGGGGCGGCCGTGCAGGTTATTCCCAATTCGGTGGTAAAGGGAACAACTGGAACATTCAATACTAACACTGTATTTGGAAATATCTTTAGCGGTAGTATAGCAATAACATTCGCCACCGCCTTCGATTCGGCACCGATTGTTACATGCAGCCCAGAGGGACTTTCGGCTGCTATTTCAGCTTTTCCAAGTGGGATAACTTCATCTGGCTTTACGTTGAATGCACTATCTGCTACATCTCAAACAAATCAAACAGCTAAATGGGTCGCACAAGGAATCGTATGAACCTGATCGAGCAACTTAGACGAGACGAAGGCGTGCGCCATGTACCATACCAGGACTCGCGCGGTTTCTGGACATGTGGGGTTGGCAGAAAGCTAACTTCGGATTATCTTGGGCCGGATGGAAATCCTTTGTCAATGGACCCCGTAAGCGACGAACAGGTGAATCAATGGCTACAAGCCGATATCCTGACGGTGCAGAATGGACTGGCGCCGTATCACTGGTACCAGATCCAGGACGAGGTACGGCGCGGTGCCTGCGAGAACATGGCTTTCAATCTTGGCGTGCATGGACTGCTGCACTTTCCGCACTTCATCGCCGCGCTCGACATGAGAGATTGGGAGACGGCGGCCGAGGAAATGGCGGATTCCGAGTGGGCAAAGCAGGTAGGCGATCGAGCCAAGCGCCTAGAACAGCAGATCCTGGCTGGGATATGGGTTTAGTATGAGTCTCTGGCAGCGGCTTGCACTGACATTTATAGACAAAGATGGAAGCATTGCTATTCCAGAAGTGGTTGCGAGCTGTATTGCTTTGGTTGTGTGCGGCCGCGCTATTCGTGATTGCTTTTCTGATGCTGCTTTTCCTTATGTTTCGGTCTGTGCTGCGATTGGCTCTCTCGTATTTGGTCTTGCGGCGGCGGCGAGAGCGAGGGACGGGCTTCTAAAGCCAGAGGAAGAGGAGCATCGATGAATCCATACCTGATACTTGCCCAAGTCGGCATCACGATCGGATTGCTGATCGGATGCTGGTTCTACCGCGGCCACATCGATGCGACCTCCTGCCAGGCAGCCAAAGCTGCCATGCAGCTAGCCGCGCAGACAGAAGCGGCCGCCATCAAATCAGCGGCCGCCAAGGACTATGCCGATGCAGACCTCAAAGCCCAGGGGGTGATCTATGATTATCAAAAACGTGTTATATCTCTTTCTGCTGCTAGCGCTGACGCTCTCAATACTTCTAACCGGCTGCGCAGCGCCATTGCCATCTATGCCACCCAGCCTAACGCCGCAGGATCTAGCCCAACTGTGCAAGCTTCCGGCGTATCCGTATGCCCTGCCGACGAAAGAGTTGGACGACTGGCGGACGTGGCCAGCGTACTGGATGCAGACGGACTCAAAGCTTCTAGGGACGCTGCAAGCTGCGCCGTCAAACTCACGGCCTGCGAAGGCTATGCAACAACCGTGATAAACCAGTTCAGGGTGCAGCCATGATTCATCGATTCCCAAGCGGCAAGATGGTGTATTCGCCCGAGTTCAAGCGCCACGCAGTCCAGATCACGATCGACGAGAAGCTAACCCTGGCACAGGCGGCCGATCGCTTCAAGATATCGCCGGCTTCGATGCACCGCTGGCTATCTCATTACCGACTAGGACTTATGCCATGCTGAAACAGATCGCGTTCGTGCTGGCTAACGTCGCGGCTTCGTTCGTCCTATCTGCCCTTCAGGTTCTGCTACTGCCATTGCTGGCGTTCGGGATGCTCGTTTCCAGCCCGTCCACTAGCTGGGCTCTCCTGAAAGCATGGGCAGTGCAATGGGCCGCCCTGACGGCGCCGTTCGTGGTTCCTCTGATTGCTACGCCGTCCGGCTCGAGCTCGGTGCTCTGGAGCCTATATAACACCTCTGACGATATGTCCCCGGATCAGGGGATGCACATCCTGAACGGGGATCCGGTTCCCGGCATGTTCGAGCCGCAGGTAAAGGCCGTCTACGACGCTCTAGGATGGCGCTGGAAGACGTGGTACTGGCTGGCCGGCAGGAACGTAGCCTACGGATTCTCGATGCTGCTGCGGCCTTCCTACGACTTCCATACGGCCACCATCGCGGTTACCGGAAGCCGTATCGACATGACCTGGCGCAATGGTGCGGTGCGACAGTACAACTGGCCGGCACTGACCGGGCCGCGCTTCATGTTCGGCTACAAGCTGCACAATTACCTGAACGGATTCCCTAAGGCCGGCCAGATAGATGTGAGCGGTGTGCCATTCTTCACCGCTCGCCTAAAGTGAAATCCTGATCCCCACCCGGATGTTCTGGACCACGCAGGCTCCCTCTGTTCCGGCCCAGATCCACGCGTGAACGTCCCGGTAGGGTTGCGGCAGTGCGTAGTGCAGCCCGACCTGGCCGGCGGTCGTCAGCATGAAATACTTGTTGACGCTCCCGACCGACGGATGCTTTCCCAGCAGCGGGTTGTATTCATGGTAGTACGCCGGCGCACTGGCCACGGTCCTCGTCTGACCGTAATCGACCAGCGTCAAGCCTAGCGCTAGAAAGAACGGGTCCATAGCTACCCAGTCGGCATTTTTTCGACGCAGACCGCCTTGTATCCAGGCAGATCGATCTGGATCAGTCTGATGGCCTGCCGGCATTCCTGCTCCGATTGAAACTCGGCTGTGCCCACCAGGATGCTGGCGTGCCAGATCAGAAGGACCCAGATCGATTCGCCGATCATTGCAGTGGCTCGTTTCTAAGGAGAACTACGGCGAGCTCGTATGCCGTTAGTGGCCCTGGTTCCACAGCTCTAACCGGAGGCACCACGACCATGTGCTCGGCAAAGGTGAGCATCTTGAAGAATGCTTGCTCAGTCATGACGAGCCCCTTGGTCTCCGCAGTCGCTACATGGCGGCGTAGGAGTCGAGACATAGTGCTGCTGCAAGCCAGCACCCCACACTGGGATGTAGGAAAAGAAGTACGCCCCCTGCTGTATGTTGCAGCCCCGGCCGCTGCACCCCGTGCCGGTCACATACACTAGATACTTTCCCGGCCGGATCACGTTGTTGGTGGACTGATTCAAGGCCCACTTGTCGCAACTGGTGATTCGGGTTGCCCCTACCTGGACAACACAGCCATATGAGCCGTGCTGGAAGACAGCAGGGGTGCCATCGGCAAGCTGGGCCGTCCCCGCCACCGGCACCCATTGCTGCAAGGTGCATGGTGAGCCACCACAGAATCCCTGCCCCATCACCGGATTGCCGTTCGCATCGGTGGCTTCGACTGCCGGCACGATCGCAACCGGCGTAGGGCTCTCATCCGGCATGAAGGTGTAGTTCATGCTGGAGCATGCCCTGCCGCAGCTCTGGCCGCCATTGGAGCCGTACAGGGACCACGGCATGTAGGTGATGACCCAGCCGCCGCCTGCCGCCGTCGCATCTGCATCGCTGGTGTAGTAGCCATTCAGGTCAACCTGGATCGCCATGCTGAAATCACCCAGGACGTTCGTGTCAACCTGTGTGCAGGTACCGCTCTGGACCGGACCTTGGTAGATCGTCAGGCGCCCGTAGTTGCCGGCCGTGCTCACCTGCGGTGGGCTGGATGATGGTGTGGGAACAGGAGTGCATTGCGCCCAGCTACAGACGCAAGCGACGAGAAGACAAAGCCCCGCGAGAATGTTTCTCATTGTTGGAAGACTCCTATTGGCAAAGGTACTTCAAGTGAGCACCGAATGCGGTGCCGTTTTTGATATCCGTGCTGGCGTTCATATTGGCAATACCAGTGCTGACCCATCGCTGTAGATAAGCCGTGGTACCGGAGACTACAAAAACCGGGCTGGCGCTTAAAGATACGGCAAAATTACTTGCGTTCATCAACGGCCCCCCGCCGTCGTAGGTGGCGCTCGCGCAAGGTAGGCCGCTGATCGTAATTGGCCCGGTGCTGCCAGCCGGGATCGTGTTCAACGTCAAGTAGAATTCCGCATCCATCACTTGCGCAGTTTGTTGAAAGTCTCCGTACGTAATCGTATAGTCGGCAGCTGGAACAGAGACCCCATTGAACTGAACAGTCGGAGTCCATTGGCCCGAATTCTGTGCAGTGACGTAGACCGGCGTTAAATCGCTTGCTTGGACGAGCGCACAATTAATTCCATTCCAAGTCCATCCTGTAGAGCATCCACTGAAATTGATGTTATTTGGGCTTCCGATCCCGCCGTAGTTTGCACCCACCCTTGAACCGCAACTACCTGCGTTGTTTTTACTTTTCCACCATCCCTGATAACTCCAAGGACCACCTCCACCTGGCGCACTGACTAGCCGTACTCCTTGCACGCCGGTTGTGGCGCAAGTATCAGGTATGCCAGACTGAACGTTGGATACCTGACTCCAGTAAGCGATGCAAGCAGCTAGCGTCAGGTGATTCCCGCCCGCATTACAATTTACATCGTCCGGACTTACCGTCACCGGATTACTCCCCCAAGGGGGAATTGACTGAAGTTGAGCCCAACACAACCCTGGCACCATCAACACCAACCACAAAAGTTTTCTCAATTCACTCTCCTTCAATCCGGGAACCGCCCGGTGCGGATTGCTATGTGAAGTTCGTATGAAGCCCTGTGCGCTCCTATCATTTTTCTATTGCCGTTTCCGATGGTGAAGCGGCCATAGCCTTTAGCAGAACTTGCTCCCGTCCAAATCCAACAACCATTCTCGGAACGGACAATTTTTTGTAGAAATCTACCCATCATGTCTGGATTTCTTTTTTGGGGCATTAGCACACTTCCAATCCAAGCTCTTGAGATGCAAAGATAGAAACATTTTCCATGTAGTGCGCGAACGCCTTCACCGTCAGGCTCGTGGTCGATACCGGATAGCTGCCACTGGGCCCGTCGATGCGCGGCAGGAAGCGCTGTCGGAATTCCTCGTGCCACACGTCCTTGTCGAACTGCCTGCCATCGACCCAGGCGCTCGCCGCGATGTCGGACAGCAGCGCCCAGTATCGACGGTTCTGCTCCTGCGAGCGCGTTGCGCTGTCGGCGGTCAGATGCACGACCATCGCCTCGTTGCGCCCGGCCATCGCTTGCCAGTTGCCGCGAATCATGGCGATCGCGCGCGCCAGGATCTTCTCATCTCGGATGATGTAGGAAGCGGAAAAGTCGCTCATGCTGCCGCCCTCGTCTTCGCTCTCGCTTTCGCCCTCGCATTCTCCGCCGCCTTCTTCAAGGCATCACGCGTTTTACTGTTCGGCCCTAGCAATCCCCACAGCGCCGTCTTCTGATCCGAGTCCAAGTCCTGCGCATCGATGTGCATCTGCGCGCCGCTTGGATTGCCATCGATCTCGACCATCTGCACCACATCAGCGGCCAGCTCGCGCAGCGCATCCATCTGCGCGGCCGGCAGGTTCACGCCACGCAGCGCATTGGGCACTGCAGCCACGCGGACCTCATGCGTCGTGGTATCGGCGTCGTTGTCTCCTTCGGTCGGGATCGAGAACGCCTGCATGCAGGCGTACTTGTAGGCCGCCGACATCGCTTTGTTCGTCGCCTTGTCGCCGCTGTCCATCGCCTCGCCGAAAGTAACGACGGTGTGCTTCGATCCGTCCTCGCTCGCAACGAAGTCGAATTCCATATGCACCGTTACGTAGAACAGCGCGGCGCCCTGCTTGCTCTCGCGCTCGACGCACTCGCGCGTCAGAACGCGTGGCAGGATGCACAGGCCGTGCTTCGCCAGCAGCGGCGACAAGGCGTTGTATACCTCATCGATCCCGCGGAACTTGTAGCGCTGCTGTTCGTTCGTACGGTCTTTGCTGATCCCGGTCTTCGCCAGCTCGCCCTGCACTGCGTTGATCGCTTTGTAGACGCTCATATTCTTCCTGCTCCAAAGTGTCCTGCTGCTGTCGCTCGTCAGTCATCGCCGATTCCCCATTCGATTCGACCCGCTCATCCCTGCGGCGAACGTGCGCGATCATGTCTCGGCAACTGGCGCATACTCCTCCGGCGCCTTGAAAAATAGCTGGGTCGGATCGGACTGCTTGCGCCAGGTCGAAGCCATAGCTGCCAAGCACTGCTTGCCGGCTCGACCGCCGTACGCATCCGGATCGACCGGCAGCACGTAGCGTTTGACTGTGCCGTCCGGCTCCGGGGTGCTATTGAGCACGTCCAGCAGCACAAGGTCGCCGTCTCGGAAAAGCTTCGCGGTGCGCAGGCCGACCAACGGATGCGCATCCGAGCAATGATCGATGAGTTTTAGTTCCGCATCGGTGCAGTAACGATCGTACCCGTAGCGCTCGATCAGCACGCGTCGCACTTCGGCGTTCGATTCCTGCTTGATCGACTCGACCGTGAGCGTTTCCGGATGCTCTATCACGGATGGATCGACTGCGACGCCGTGCCAGTGGCAAAGCGCCCAACCATCTCGGTATGCAATCGACGGGCCGGATTCTGAATGCAGGCGGCCGCGATCGTCTCGGTTAATGATCGCGGGACGATCCGAAAGTGCCAGCACATTCTCGTGCCACCAACACCATCCGACGGATTTGGTCAATGCTTCGTCGATTTCGAACTTCGGCAGAGTATCGCCGTTCCATCCGAGCACATCGCGCAGGAAGGAAATGTACGAGCACCAACCAGACCAGAAAACGCCGCCTCGATAGTTGTAAACGGCTTTTCCGACCTGCGACCAGACCTGCGACACGACCTGTGACCCGACCTGCGACCAGACCTGCGACACGACCTGTGACCCGACCTGCGACTCGAACTGTGACCGGACCTGTGACCAGACCTGCGACCAGACCTGTGACCAGACCTGCAACTCGACCTGCGACTCGACCTGCGACCGGACCTGCGACTCGACCTGCGACCAGACCTGCGACCCGACCTGCGA